TGAAGCCGTTTGCATACTGCGCTGCCTTGAATGCTGCCCATGTTGCTTTATTCATAACAACAACAGGATTTGTTGCTTCGTCTGAAAGCTGTCCGAGTGCCTGTGCAACTGTTCCAACAGCCGGAGCTGCCTTAACGATGTTAGCGGAAACAGATGTTGCTGTTGCCGTCTGGGGAAGTGCTGCGATAAGTCCGATAAGGGTATCAGCAAGCTTCTTCATGATTCTGTAAGCGATCTCGTCATAGATGTAACGAACGAATGCTTCGCCTCTCATGCTCATAACCTCATCAGAGAAGCTCTTCCACTTCTTGATGTAAGCAGGAACAAGAGTGATGATGCCTTCGTTAAGCTCTTCCTCTGAAACTGCTCCGGATCCTTCTGTATGAACAACAGCATCAGATCCGCTTATCTCAAAGTTAACCTTGAGATTGCCTGCAAGATTTACCTTGTTAACAAGGCTCATGATCTCGTTGCGATCCCAAGCTGTCTTGATGATGTCATAAACAAAATCGGGAACTGCGATCTCGCCGCCTGATACGTTTGTAGTAAGAAGTGCGGTTGCGCTTCTCATTTCCTCAACATTGCCTGTCTTGAGATATTCTGCGTATGCGTCAATGTACTCTTTCGAGTTTCTAACTTCTGCTATGTCTTTCATTGTCTCTCTCTCCTCTACCGGGGCAGACTCAACAACCTTTCCGGCTCCGTCTGCGATTGCCTGTCTTACTTCAACTTTCTTTGCTTCAACAGCTCTGCGCTCTTCAAGCTCTGCGTTAATGCTCTTAACTTCTGCATCAAGTGCATCAAGATCAGCTCCATCCATTTCAACCTCGGAACTGATAGCAACTTTTCTTTCCTCAAGTTGCTCAATGGTCATTTCTTTGATTTCCATGTTTTTCTCTCCTCAAATTTGTGATAGTATCTTGATACGTTTCTTTTTATCCTCAATAGCACGTTTTTCAGCTCTTACACTCTCCAGTGATGCCCTTGCACTATCCAGTGCTTCGGACAAGCCTCTTGCGCTAATTGATGTCTGCTCATATGCCGGGAAGGTAACGGCTGACACTTCAAACACCTTCTCGATATCCGTAATTGTGCGCTTGGGATGTTCTGACTCTTCATCTTCCCAAAGCTCGCCATCCACAACAAACATGAATGACATTCCGTCTATGTCGCCACGTTCAACAGCTGAATACAAACTCCGTGCATCGGCATTGTTCTCGGTGTCAAGGTTTACTCTGATATTCATTCCACCTTCATCAACCGTCATCTGCATTGTGCTGTTTTCATTATTATTCCGGCTCCGCGCAAGTGGTATCATGTCGGTGTTGTGGTTAATTAAGAACCTTACATCCGTTAAGTCGGTATTATCTAATGCTCCACGCTGGATCTGCTCGTCATACCACCCTAAATCGGTCCATGAATCATAAACTATCGGTGTTCCCTCAAGAAATGTTCCATGTGTTTCGTCACGTTTTGCCCTGACTTCAAAATCAAACTTCCGAATTTCCTTCATCGTTGTTCTCCTCACTCACTTTTTCATCCGCGTTCCAATACTCGCCCCGGATGATTCTCACATCTCCGCCCTCAACAGGTGGAAGATTCCATATTTCACGAATATCATTAATACTCATAACGCCTCTATCAAGAAGCTGACTTGAAACATTCAACTTGTCAGCATTTGTCATGTATTGCAAGCGGTTAGCCGTAAGCATCACAAGGTTGCCTTGCGTCTGCTCCCGAAGTGTAAACAACATCTTTGTCATTACTTCCGAAAACTGAACCGCAAACGGCTCTATTGCTCCCTCATAGAATGCCGACCATGCATCGCCAAATGCTTTGTTTTGAAGAATATCCTCATTTACCATGTAATACTGATAAACATTCTTCTCAATGAGCTTCATCTCTTCCGTATCTATTACAAACGGCGCACTCTTTACTTGATTGATGTTTGTATATGTATTCGGGAATAAGAGAAGTCCGCCGCCCTCGGAATCCCTTGCAAAGTTTTCCTCACTAAAGCGTTTACGTTCCTTTGCAAGATCCTCTGCTTTTGTAAAATTGTTTACTGTCGCATAAAATCTATATGTGGCTGCGCTCTTAACACCCTCTTTGATTGCCTGATCCTGCATATGGATGAGATCCATTGTCGGGATGAGTGAACTGTTGTTTTCTCCGAAGAAGTCTGACCGATACTGAAACTTCGTCATAATTCCGCAGTATTCCAATTCAATGGCCGCCTTCTGCCCGTAATGGAACTCATAACGCAAATAAGGCACATCGCCATACTGAACTATCTCGCATTTTGATGGAAGCGGACAAACCACTCCACTCGGCTCTCCGTATTTGTTATATACAGGACAGATAAAGGCCGTATTATGAATATCTAACAAAGTGGACAACCTATAAAGGAACTGCGACCACGTTTGAAACTGATTTGGAGCTTTTGCAAGTTTGCTTTGCAATGCAGGACGTGCCGAGCCTTGCGTTTCAAACTTCAATTTGCTGATATGAGTAGCTCTGGCATTGATTGCGGATCTGACAAGCTCTGATTCGTAGATATTGCCACCCCAAGATGAAAAATGCGGCTCATAGCCGCTTAACATTTCAAACTTGCCCTCATATTTGCCTTGTGTTTTTGGTCTGTTCTTAAAGAAAATATCAAATAAGCCCATGTTATTCGTTCCTTAATCGGTCTCCTAACTCGCCGTACCATTTCTGCCGGACGCAAAACGCATCCGCAAGTGCTGCCACTCCATCTATGTGGTCACTCGGATTAAGCTTGATAAGTTTCCCTCTGCCACGCTCCGCATTCATCTTGATTGCAGAATTGAACAAATGAACTTTTAGCAAGTCATTGTCTCCGATATGTACCTTTTTATCCTTAAAGAGTCCTTCCATTTCTTGAAGAACTCCCCAAAGGTTATCGCCCTGATATACGTCATCCGTCTGGAAGCCGTATTGTTTCAAGTCTTGTATCAAATACTGTGCGGAATATCTGTCATATCCGACCTGAAGCGGCAATATTTCGTAATCTTCCACCAACATGGTCAGCCATTTGAAGCAATCGTGATAATCAACGAAATTATCCCCGGATTCCTCAAGTAGTCCGCGCTGAATGTATATGTTATAAGGCAGGCCATCTCTGGCTGTTGCTTCGTCTATCTTCTCTGACGGAAGCCAAAACTTTGAGAAAACATATAACTCGCCGTTTTTCTCGATAACCACGCAAGCACTTGTTAAGTCTGTGGTCTGTGACAAGTCAATTCCGGCCACACAATAACTTCCGCGGAAATCATCAAGGTTTATCGGATCGCCATACATGGACTCGATAACGTTTGAAGGAAGCCATGCAAGGGAACTGTTTTGTTTTAGATTGCAATATTTACAGATAAACTCACTCTTTTTAGAAAGTGAACCTTCCGCAATTGCAATCTCCTCAAGCATGAAATCCACGCTGACCGAGACACCGAGATTCGGATTGCTTTTCCGTAATTCGTTGATATCATTCCATTTGTCAATATCATCTATGACATACAAAAACGGCAACAACTTCCGCTCTTTACTATCTCCGAGCAGGAATCGTGTTGACCGCTTGAATATCTCATCGTATATTGAATCGTTAATATATCCGGCTGTTGTGCAAGATAACAAGATACCTTCTTCCCTTGCTCCCATACCGGACTTCATGACTTCGTACTGTTTGAGTCCTTGATCGCCTTCCCAAGCTGCTATCTCATCACAAACGCATAAACTCGGATTGAATCCGTCTGACTTTTTCGCACTAAATGCTATCTTCTTGACCGTTGAATTTGTCGCAGTAATGTATAAGTCGGACATCCGGTGCTTCGGAAGTGCTGAATCATCTTTAACCTTTTTGTTGTGCATATCCTTTTCGGATAGCTCTTCCTTTAGTGCCTGATACTCCGGATCCAGAAGAGTCATCTGCCAAATGTTGTTATAGATGATATCTGCCTGATCGAGCTTCGGCGCGATGTTGTATATCTTCGCACCAAAACCGCCATCTATCCACCAAACATACTTTGCGATAGCAGCCGCAAGTAATGACTTACCATTCTTCCGGGCAACGATAAGAACCGCCTCGCGGAACTGTCTTTTTCCGCCTGCATCAACCACCCCGAACAAGGCGGCAACAAATGCTTTCTCCCACAACTCAAGTTTGAGCGGATTCGGAGCAAGTTTGCCTTCTGTATGGAATGCGTGTTCCTCTATCCACTCAATAGCGGCATTTGCTTTCTTCTGGTCATAAAAAAAAGACTTCTCTTCGAGTCCTCTTATCAGATAATCAAGAATAAGCTCTATATATCGGCCGACCGAGATCGAACCATCTTTAACTTTTTGATAATAGGCATAAATCCAATTATCATCCTTTTTCTTCCCCATAATCTTCCCATTTGTGCATTATCTCTCGCGAAATTCGAGAAACGACCTCCCCCACCGTTCCCTAACGGATGTTTCACGGAATGTTTCACGGGGGAGCTATGCCCGACACTCAACCCGGCCGAACTCATCCACTTTGTATCGTTTCATGTTCTTAAAGTGTTCCTGATTGTGGCAATCTTGGCAGAGTGCTTCAAGGTTGTCATAAGCAAGTAACACTTCGGGATCTGTGACGTTCGCCGCCGTGATGTATTCCTTATGATGTACTACCTTTGCCGGACGGATGATACCTTTAAGCATACACCGCTCACATAGTCCGCCGACCTTTGCAAGATATCCTTCTCGGCAATGAAGCCATGCGGACGAGTGATAGAATGCTTTTTGTTTCTCCGGCGCATCCTGTCGCATACTCATTCCGTATCACTTTCCCTATGAACCCACAACAAAAGGCAGACACCTATTGATGCCTGCCCCTTGATATAAAGGTTTTGATTGGAGTTAGTTAATGATCTTCACCTGACTTACGTCAGCATAATACTATCAAAATAATTATCTGCATTCAACTGAATGA